GTGAGGTGGGTGACGACCCATCGGCGTACCGCGCACGCATCGAGGCCGAGGCGCGGGCGAAGTGGGAGGCCGAGGCGGCAGCGAAGCCGCCCCCGCCATCACCCGCCGCTGGGATGCAGCCGTCGCTCGCCACCGCGCGCAGCGTCGCTGGACGCACCGCAAGTACATGGACCGGCGAGCCGAGCCTCGAGGAGGTGTTGGCGCCGGTGCAGAACCGCCGGTCGGCGAACGGCCAGTTCCGCCGGTTCTGACGTGCCTACCCGCCGCCGGGGTTAACGGGCGCAAGTGCCTACCCAGGTGCCGCCGACCGAAAACGGGCGCAGTGGCTGCCGCCGAGCATTCGGGCGCGATCAAACGAAAGGAGAAAGATAGTATAGGAGTGCTCGGCGATGGCCGACATGATTGCTACCCCGGCAAGACCAGGTCTAACACCAATCCAATGGAGTAGTGATTTCTGGGTAGAGTATCTCAGGGAAAACCAGTTCACGCCGTACTTCGGTACGAGCATGGACGCGATGATCCAGCTTCAGACGGATCTCACGCGCAAACCCGGCGATACCGTCGTGTTTCCCACCGTCCGAAACCTGGTGGGCGCTGGCGTTACCGGCAACACGGTGCTCGAGGGCAATGAGGAAATCCTTAACGCTCGCAGCCTGAACGTCACCGTGAGCGTGCTACGCCACGCGGTGGCGGTGTCCGACTGGGACGAGCAGAAATCCGTCATCGACCTGCTGCAGGCCGGCCGCTCGGTGCTGAAGAACTGGGCGGCGAACAAGCTCCGCACAGACATCATCACCGCACTCGGCTCGATCACGGCCGACGGCAACGTGTCGCTGTCATACGCGGCGGCATCGGCCGCGCAGCGCAATACGTGGCTGGTGAACAACGCCGATCGAGTGCTGTTCGGCGCGTCCAAGAGCAACGCGGTGTCCGGCGTCTATGCGACGGCGCTGCTTACCGTGGATACCACGGCGGACAAGATGAACGCCGCGCAGCTCACGCTCGCCAAGCGCATGGCGCGCACCGCGTCGCCCAAGATCCGGCCGATCAGGATCAACAACGACGAGGAATGGTACGTCGTATTCGTGCCGTCCCTGTGTTTCAGGGATTTGATGTTGGACCCCGTGATCATCAACGCCTTGCAATATGCCTGGAATCGCGGGTCGGACAATCCGCTGTTTACCGCTGGGGACATCGTCTACGACGGGATGATCATTCGCGAAATCCCCGAGCTGCCAGTGCTCGCCGGTGTCGGAACCGCCGGCAGTGATGCCGCAGCGTCGTATCTCTGCGGCGCGCAAGCCATCGGCATCGCGTGGGCGCAGCGGACGAAGGTCATCACCAACACTCGTGATTATGGCTTCTTCCAGGGCGTCGGCGTGGAAGAAATCCGCGGTGTGCAGAAGCTTCGCTTCGGCACCGATCCGACCGTGGACACGACGAAACCCGTCGATAACGGGTCGTTCGTGATCTGGTCGTCCTCGCCGGCCGACGCATAAGGAGCCCGATATGGCAAGCGACAAACACGAGACCCACGCCGGTCGGCGCGAGCACGCGCCGCCGCCACCCAAGCCCACTGCCGCCGCTGCACCGCCGCCGGGTGGTCGGCGTTTCCCCGCTGTCTCGCCTTCGGTGCTGGCTGGCGCCAAGGCGGCCGACATTCCACCGCCAACGCCGGAGGATATCGCCGGCACGCTCGGTGCGCAGGTGGTGCTGCCGGTCGATAGTGCGGCACGCGCCGGTGCGGTCGGTGTGTATCCGACGATCGCCGAGAACACCCTGCTACGCGATGCCGGCTATATCGAGATGGGGCTGAACCCGCACGATCCGAGCGGCGAGGCCACCGATCCCGAGACGCCGCCTGGTGGCGCGGCAACGCCGGGAGCGCCGACCAACACCACGGTTCCCGCCGTGACGCAGACCGGCACGACGCTCAACTGCACGATGGGGACGTGGGGCGGCGAGCCAACGTCCTACGCCTATGCGTGGAAGCTCGATGACGTGGCGGCGGGCAGCGATGCCGCGACGTACGAAGTGCAGGCCGGTGATGTCGGCAAGAGCGCGACGTGCGTGGTCACGGCCACCAACGCCGCTGGCTCGACGGCAGCGCCGCCCAGCAACGCACACGTCGTGACATGACGGTATCGGTCGGGACGATTGCTCAGGTCGCGCTGCGTCGGCTCGGCGTGCGCGTCGTCCCGCTCGATGACTCGCCTACGCTTACCGAGATGGTACCCGCCGCGACGCTCGCCACCGCGGCGCTGGTGGAACTGGGCGTGATTGCGTCCGACGAAACGCCGTCGCCGTCCGACCAGGCGCTGATGCTCGACAAGGTGGCCTCGGTGCATGCATCGCTCGATGCGCAGGGTGTGGTGTGGTGGGACAGCACCGCCATGCCGCGCGCCTTCGCCGAGGAGTACACCAAGCTCGCGGCAGCCTATGCGGCGAGCAGCTTCGGCAAGGCCACAGATCCCGCCGTGGTGGCGCTGCTGGAGGGGCGCGTTCGCAAGGGCGTTATGGTGCTGTCGGCCGACGACAACGCCCAGCAGGCGGTGCAGAGCGTCCACAACGACCTGGTGATGCGCGGCATCGCACGCTGGACAGTGTTCGATATCCCCGACCCGCTGAGTGACCCCTATGCCACGCTGGCGGCCGACGCGCTGGCACCTCTGTTCGGCATGGACACCGACGCGAAGGACACCGCCGAGGCCATGCTCTCGATCTTTCGATACGTGGCGCTGCCGAGCAGTGGGCAGACCGTGGTGGGGACGTATTTCTAGATGACTAGACGTTCAGGGTGTTTTCCGATGCCCACCTTTCGCGAAGGCGCTTCTTCTTGGCTGCGTCACACGTCGAGCAATATCGCTGCTTGCCATACTTTCGGTCGTACGGGTGCCCCATGGGACACATGGTTTTCTGAGAGTTGATATAGCCGAGTGACGTAGTATCGCGTAGCGCGCTTTCTGTGAGCGATACGGCCTGTAGATGTTGCGGATTTACGCATGCGCGGTTGCGACAAACGTGGTTCACGACCATCCCATCTGGGATGTCTCCATGAACCGAGAACCAGGCAACACGATGGGCGCGCCTGTTCATTCGACGGAGGTAGAATGTTCCATATCCGTCTCTGTCTAAAGCCCCTTGCCAAATCAGACATCCTCCTTTCTTGCGGTATTTGGATGCGAACCTCGCCGCTTCCTTGGTGGTTAACATGTCATATCCCCCAAATGGCCCTCAAGACCTACAAGACCGCAAGGCATGATGCAAGCCATTTCCAGGGAGGCAATGTTGGCATATAAGTTACACTACTCCGATTATCCGGGCACTGACACCGGACCACCAGATCCAGACCGCTGGGTCGGTCCACCCGGTCCACCGGGGCCTGTTGGTCCCCAAGGTCCCAAGGGCGATCAGGGCATTGCCGGTAATCCGTTCCCCGAGGCGCCGAATAACGGGCCGATATACGGACGCGGCGGCGCGACTGTGGCCTGGACGCCGGTGTTGCCGATCGCTGGCGGCACGCTCACCGGCAGGCTAACGGCGCCGACGCTGACTTTGAGCGGCTTGCCCACGAGCCCTGCCGGGCTGCCATCCGGAGCCGTCTGGTCCAATGGGGGCGTGCTATGCGTCGCACCCTGATCTCACTGGCACTCGGCCTAACGCTGATCTCGCCGGCTGCGGCGCAGGCGCCGACATTCCAATCGCTCACCGTAACCGGCCCGGCGACCGTTAGCGGCGAGTTGGCCGGGCCGGTTACTGCGGCCGGCGGCACCACCAAGCGGATGCTCGCGGATCGCGCTGCGGACGAGTTGAACGTGCTCGATTTTGGTCCGTCTGGTGCAGCCGTCGATCGCACCGGGGCCACCGACGCTTCAGCGGCAATCGCCGCTACGGTGAGCGCCGCGTGCACGGCATCTCCAGTCAAGTCGGTGTTCGTGCCGCCCGGTATCTATCTGTTCGATACCTCTGTTACCATCCCCACCGGCTGCAATCGCCTGACGATCTATGCCGCGCCCGGCACCGCTATTCTCAAAGGTTCGACCACCAACACGTCGAACAAAGTGCTGTTCAACGCGACGGGCAATGACTTCCTGAAGTTCTATGGCCTGCACTTCGACGGCAACTCGGCATCCTCGACTAACAGCAACGGGCTGATCGGCATCAACGGGCCGATGATCTCCCCGGAGTTCGACCACGACGTGTTCACCAACTCTCGCGGCAACGCGATATGGGCCAGCGCCGGGGCCAATCTGATCGGCACAACCGCTGGCCTCATGAACGCCGGTGACACTGGCTTTAATCTGACTGGGCCGGTAACCGGATTGAAGGTGGGG